AATTCAATAAAAAGATTTAATCATTCTAATTTATTTGGAACTTCAAAACAAAAAGCAAATGGTAAATGGCGGTCAAATATTTGGCATAACAAAAAAAATGTTTGTTTAGGATTTTTTAATACAGATTTAGAAGCTCATTTAACAGTAATTGATTATATGAATAAAAATAATATTAAAAGAAAAATATAATGAGCGGTTGGATTAAAATACACAGAAAGTTTTTAGATTGGGAATGGTTTAATAAGTCTGAAGCTGTACACTTGTTTTTGTATATGTTGTTAAAGGCAAACCACAAGGACAATAAATGGCAAGGTAACGATGTAAAACGTGGGCAATTTATTTCGTCTTTAGGTAATATTTCCAGTGCTACAGGAATTACTATTCAGCAAATTAGAACCATTTTAAAAAAGTTAGAAAAAACGAATGAAATTGTAGTAAAATCAACAAGCCAATTTACTATCGTAACTATTTGTAAATATGAATGTTACCAAGATGAAAATGAAGACACTAACAAACGAATAACAAACAATCAACAAACGACTAACAAACAATCAACAACAAACAAGAATGAAAAGAAAGAAAAGAATGAAAAAGAAGTGATTTTAGATAGTTGGATTGAATACAGGAAGTCCGCAAAAAAGACTTTAACACAACAAAGCATAAAATCTATTTTAGTTAAAATGGAAAAATATACAAATGAACAATGTAAGTTTGTAATTAACAAATCAATCGAACAAGGTTGGCAAGGGTTGTTTTGGGACAACATACAAACAATACAAGAAGTTAACGAACCTAAAAAATGGAAAGCACCGTGGAGTTAAATGGATATAAAATAACCGAAGCTGGAGACGTAATTACTCAACTATTTAAATATAGAGACAATTACAATAATAAAGGCAAATATTTAGGATTTAAAAGTTTACACGAACATTATTCTATGAGTTTAGGAAATTGTACGGATTGGACAGGTTTTCCTATGAGCGGTAAAACGCAAGTATTAATGGAATGTTTAATGAACACTTCTAAATTTTATGGTTGGAAGCATTTAGTTTACTTTCCGGATGTTGGTTCTAATGTAGAAATAATTGCTGATTTAATACATAAGAAAACAGGCAAGAGTTTTAATCCTTTAGACCGGAACACGATTGAAGACAAAGAAATAACACAAGCTATTGATTGGGTATTAGAACATTTTAAGGTATTAACTAAAAAAGATGTTAAGGCAAAACTTACACCAATACAATTTTGGGATATGGCTGTTGAACTAAAAAAACACGATGAACTTCACACAGCTTCAATTGATAGTTGGAAGGACTTAAATCACCCTTATAACGATTACGGTGGCTATGCACAATATTTAGAATATGTTTTGCCGTATAGAAACCAAATAGCAGAAGACAACGATTTACATTTGCATACAATTATACATCCTAAACTAACTGAAAAAGAAAACGGAAAAAGAAACGCTCCTGTTCCTTACGATTTAAAAGGTGGCAGCGAATGGTTCAATAGCGGTAAATGTATGATAACAGTACACAGGCAAGACCCAACTTTTAATTTAGCTGAATTACACTTTAATAAAATTAAACCACGTTCAAACGGAAATATTGGAATGATTGAAATTTGGTTTGATAAAGAAAAATTGTGTTACTTTGAACAATCAAATCCAGCGCCAAATGTATATGAAAAAACTTTTGCTTGTAAACAAATAATATAAAAACTAAAAAAATGGAACTTGACTTATTGAGCAGTAGAATAAACTTAAACCACACTTGTTTAAAATTAGAAATTAGTTTGTACGAGATAAAAACGAACCACCCAAAAAGAACCGATTTAATAACTTCAATGCAAAGTTCTTTAAAAGACATAAGACGAGCAATGGTTGTTTATGAAGTCTTGGAAAAGGAGTTTAGAGTTGCAAGGCAAACAAACTTTAATTTAGAGCGGTTAAATTTGGAACAAAAACAAGAAATACAAAACCTTAAAAGACAAATTGAATTTAACAACTTGGAACTTTGAAAACACGAACTAAAAAATGTTTTAACTGCAAAGAAGAATACACACCGTTCAGCACCTTACAAAAGTTTTGTTTAAAAAACGAATGTATAAAAGCAATGGTTGAAACACAAAAGTTAAAGGAATGGAACAAGAAGAAAAAGAAGTTAGTTGAGAACTTAAAAACCGCAAACGATTATTTAAAAATTGCTCAACAGGTGTTTAATAAATTTATTCGTGTTCGTGACGCTGGACTAAATTGTATTTCGTGCAACAAACCTTGTAAAAAAGAAAACGCAGGACACTATTATTCGCAAGGTGGACACAGTAACGTAAGGTTTAACGAAGACAACGTACACTTGCAATGCGAAGCTTGTAATACTTATTTAAGCGGTAACCTACTTAACTATCAAATAGGCATAGAAAAACGAATAGGAGCGCAAAGATTAATGGAGCTTCAGGCGAAAGCACACGAAACAAAGAAATGGACAAAAGACGAATTAAAAAAATTAATAGAAATTTATAAAAATAAATTAAAAAAATAGTTGTTTATTAAATAACTTTATTTATATTTGCATATATTATTAACTTAAATTATTTAACTATGAAACATTTATTTAAAAGTTTAGCAGCGTTCCAACAAGAAGTCCCTGTTATTCACAAAGCAACACAAGGTTACGGTTACACTTACGCAGATTTACCGAAAATCTTTGAAGTAATTAACCCGCTACTAAAAAAACACGGATTAGGGTTCACTCAACTAATTAACGGCACACAAATAGCAACCTGTTTATTTCACGTTGAAAGTGCTGAAAGTATTGAAAGTAAAATTGACATACCACAAGGAGTAATTTTAAAAGGAATGAACGAGTTCCAAGTTTTAGGAAGTGCAATAACTTACTTAAGACGTTACGCATTAAGTTCGATGCTTGGTTTAGTTACGGACAAAGACACCGACGCTTCTGGAGAACAAGTAAAACACGAACCTAAAAAAGCTACAATAGACAACGCAAGGTTTCAAAAAGCTATTGACGCAATTAGCAAAGGAGAATATACAGTTGAAGAACTAACAACAAAGTTTAGTTTAACACCTGCACAATTAAAAACGTTAGAAGTATGAAAATACGTTGTTCAGCATTGGGGCGGTTAATGACCGCTCCACGCACCAAGACCGAGACATTAAGCAAAACAGCAAAGAGTTACATCCAAGAACTTGTTTTAGAACACAAGTACGGAATTAAAAAAGAATTTTCAAGTAGATACACGGACAAAGGTTTACAATGCGAAGACGAAGCAATTAGTTTGGTAAACGATGTTTTAGGTTTAGGATTTATATTTAAGAACGAAGAACATTTTAACAACGATTGGATTACAGGAACACCCGACGTAAACACGAATGAAATTCTTTTAGACATTAAATGTAGTTACGAAGCACACACGTTTCCGTTCTTTGAAGATGAAATACCTACAAAAGATTATTACTATCAATTACAGGGTTATATGTGGCTAACAGGAAAAGCCGAAGCATTACTTTGTTATTGTTTAGTCAATACTCCGTTAGAAATAGTTGAAGACGAAATACGCAGGGAGCATTGGAAACAATTTAAAATTGACGAAGACGCAGAAATTAGAGAATACGTAGAAAAGAAACATAACTTTGACCATTTACCGGAACAAACAAAAGTAAAAGTCTTTAAAATAGAACGAGACGAAACTGTAATTTGGGAAATACAAAACAAAGTAGAAGAAGCAAGAATTTATTTTAACAGTTTAATTGAAACAATATGAATTTAAATAGTTGTTGTAATTGTGGTTATATAGGAAAATTAGAAAATCATCACGTTGTGCCTAAAGTTATGGGTGGTAATTTTACAGTTCCATTATGTGTAAAATGTCACGGTTTAGTTCACGGAAAAGATTTTGTAAAGTCTCGAAATTTACAAGCTATAGGAATACAAAAAGCTAAACTTAAGGGAGTTTACAAAAACAATGGAGCAAACAGGAAACCAGAAACATTTGAAAATTGGATTAAAAAAAAATTAATAAAAGAAATATGTGTATATAGAATTAATACTAATTATTCATATAGAGATATTGCAGAAGCAATTCCTTGTTCAATAGGCACAATACAAAAAGTTTATAATTTAATTTCAGATGAAGTAGCTAATGCTATTGCAAAAGACCAAACAATGGATATTAAAAAGATGTTAAAAAACGAAATTTTAATAAAAAGATATCAGAAAAAAATTAACAATTTAATTGAAACAATATGATTCGTATTTATACGATAATATACGATAAGATATGAAAGCAACACTTGAATTTAACCTGCCTGAAGACAAAGAAGATTTTGAATTTGCAACCAAAGGAATTAATTACTATGCAGCACTTGTTGAGTTTGACAATTGGTTAAGAAGCGAATACAAGTACAACGGCAAAGAAGAAATGTTTGAAGTAAGAAAAAAACTAAACGAATTTATTAACGAAAACAATGTAACAATATGAAAGAAAAAGCAATAGCAATTATTATTTGGATAGCAATTTATGGTTTTGCTGCCGTTGGTATTTACAATTTATTTAATTGGCTGATATGAACATACAAATACAAGATAAAAACGTTTTAAGCGTAATGGCTAAATTTAAAGAACGTTCAGAAGCGGGAATAAAGAAATACAAGACAACGTTAGAACGAACGGATTTAAGCACGTTAGAATGGCTTACACACGCACAAGAAGAAGCAATGGACTTTGTTCTATACTTGGAGCGACTAAAACACGAATACAAACAATCTAAATAAATAAAAATGGAAACAAGAAACAACACAGGTGCAATTTTTAAGAACGACAACAAAAAAGCGGAAAACCATCCGGACTACAAAGGTAAAGTAAACGTAAACGGCAAGGATATGGAAGTAGCGTTATGGATGAAGACTTCAGCAAAAGGAGTTAAATTTATGTCGGCTTCATTTAGTGAACCATTTGTAAAGAATGAGCCACAAATAAATAAAAATGAGCCACAAATTAATAGTACATTAAAAAAATCAATAAGTTACAATGATTTAGACCCTAACGATGACTTACCGTTTTAATTATGCACATACAAGACGAGCAGCTACGCAAGGAATTAAAAAAGATTTTAGCTTTTAAAAAACGAAACAGCATAGTAAAAGAAATACAAAGTAACGGAAGTAAATTTCACTTCTTCCAACTTACAAACTTTTTAGAAGGCAAGGATGTTTCACTTTCAACGCTTAAAAAAATAGATTACTTCGTAAATAGATAAAATTTTTAACTTAAAAACGTAGGCGCAGACTTAATTGTTTGCGCTTTTTTTGTTCTACACAACTAATTGTTAATAAATTCGTTTGTTTATTGTTGAAAAATTAATCATACATTTGCTTAATATCTAAACAATATAAATTGGAATGGTTAACTAAAGTTGCAAAGCATCACAACGAATGGGTCAAAATGGTTAATCAATTTGGCGAATATTTCTTTGCCGAAGACATAGTCCAAGAAACTTATATTATGTTAATGAAATGGAGCAGCGAAGAAAAACTATTTAAAGACGGACAAATCAGTAAAGGATATATGTGGTTGGCTCTCAAGAATACTTTCCTTCAGCACGTGAACAAAAACAACAAAATTAAATTTATACCTTTAGACGATGTTTATAATTTAGCAGAAGAAAACAACACCGAAGAAAACGAAGCTTACAACGACCTGTTAAATAACGTAGATTTAGAATGTGATAGTTGGCATTGGTACGACAAACAATTATTTGAGTTATACAAAAACACGAATAAAAGTTTACGACAAATAAGTAGTGAAACTAACATAAGTGTAACAAGTATATTTAACACTGTAAAGACTTGTAAAAAACGAATTAAAAATAACGTAGGTGAAGACTACCAAGATTTTATAAACCAAGATTACGAACTAATAAAAAAGAAAAAATGAAAAGTAAAGGATTAGGCGATACAATCGCAAAGATTACAGAAGCAACAGGAATTGATAAACTTGTTAAATTTATTGCAGGTGAAGACTGCGGATGTGATGAGAGAAAAGAAAAGTTAAACAAACTATTTCCGTATGCAAAACCGTTGTGTTTAACAGAAGACGAGTTTAACACGTTAGACACTTACTTCAAACAAAACACGAACACACTAACAAGCGATGAACAAACAAGTCTAATAGCAATTAATAACAGAGTACTAAACCAAAAATTAACGTTCAGCACCTGTTCAAGTTGTTTGAGAGATTTAGTAAGTAAGTTAAGAGTAATTTACAACGAGTACACACCTGAAGAAACTACCGAAGAAAATAGTTAATAACGAAACAATAACGAAAAAATGGCTAACGAACAAAACTTAAAAAACTTTAAAAAAGGCGAAGTATCTAATCCAAATGGAAGACCAAAAGGAAGTAGAAACCGCAGCACTATTGTAAAGGAGTTATTAGAATTTGCGTCAAGTCAAAAGAACGTTTTAACAGGCGAACAAGAAACTTTAACGCAAGAACAAGCAATTACTTTGGCTATGTTATTAAAGGCAAATAAAGGAGACGTAAACGCATACAAAGCACTTATGGATAGTTGCTATGGTGCGCCTAAACAAACTACAGATACAAATTTAAGTGTTTCAGACTTTGATGTAAAAGACCTATTCCGAATTGATAGTTATAAACCCGAAGTTTAATTATTTAGGAAGTTCTTCACGTTACTTTATTGTAACAGGTGGTCGTGGTTCGTCCAAGTCTTACAGCGTTACAACGTTCTTACTTTTACTTACAAAGGAAAGCGGACACGTTGTTTTGTTCACACGTTACACTTTGGTTTCAGCATCCATTTCAATCATACCGGAATTTATAGAAAAGATTGAGTTAATGAAAATGGAACAAGATTTTGTCGTAACAAAAGACGAAATAATAAACCTACAAACAGGAAGCAAAATAATATTCAAAGGAATAAAGACAAGTTCTGGAACACAAACGGCAAATTTAAAATCTTTACAAGGTGTTACAACTTGGGTATTGGACGAAGCAGAAGAACTTACAGACGAAGACACTTTTGATAAAATAGATTTATCCATAAGGCACAAGACAAAACAAAACCGAGTTATTCTTATTCTTAATCCTACGACAAAAGAACATTTTATATACGACAAGTTCTTTGAAAGCAAAGGAATAGAACAAGGCACAACAGTAATAAAAAACGATACCACGTACATACACACAACGTACTTGGATAACATCGAAAACCTATCCGAGTCTTTTTTAAAACAAGTTGAATACATAAAAGAACGAAGACCTGAAAAATACAAACACACAATACTTGGCGGTTGGTTAGATAAAGCTGAAGGAGTTATATTTACCAATTGGAAGATAGGTGACTTTAAAGAAGTTGGTGTAAGTGTGTACGGACAAGACTACGGATTTAGTGCAGACCCTACAACTTTAGTCAAGACAAACATAGACAAGGCAAACAAAATAATTTACGTTAAACTATTGTACTATAAACAGGCACTAACAACAAGCCAAATAGCAAGGTTAAATTCAGAGTTTGCAGCTAAAGATTTAATAGTAGGTGACAATTCAGAACCACGATTAATAAGCGAACTAAATGCTTTAGGTAATAATGTAGTTCCGACAATCAAAGGAGCGGACTCTGTAATTTATGGAATAAGTTTACTACAGGATTACGACCTTGTAATTACAGAAGATAGCATAGATTTAATTAAAGAACTAAACAACTATTCTTGGCTTGAGAAGAAGTCAAAAACACCAATAGACAAACACAATCACGCAATAGATGCTTTAAGGTATGCAGTAGCATATCAATTAGACAATCCAACAAAAGGTTTATATTTTATACGATGAACGATTTAGAAATAATGATGCAAGCTGTACAGATTTACATCTACCAAAAAAAAGGTGTAAAGGTTCGTATTTATTTACGTGACATCCGAGATATTAATATGTTAAAACAAGCATACGATTACATACAAAAAAACGAACACAACAAAAACACGAATAATTAATTATTAAGATATGAAGTTAGAAATAAACGTTCCAACAAGTTTAAGTGAAATACCATTAAAAAGCTACCAAGATTTTTTAAAAGTTCAACAGGGAAGCAACGACGAAGAATTTATAGCACAAAAAATGGTTCAAATATTCTGTGGAATAGAACTAAAGGATATTGTAAAAATGAAGTTGACAAGTTTAAACGAATTAATAACACACTTTACAAAGTTGTTTAGCGAAAAGCCGAAGTTTCAACCAACCTTTAAAATAGGCACACAAGAATTTGGATTTATAACTAACCTTGAAGACATAAGTTTTGGTGAATACGTAGACTTGGAAAATAGTTTATTAAAGTGGGAAGACTATCATAAGGCAATGGCTGTTATGTACCGACCTATCAAAATGAAGTTCAAAGATAAATATGAGATAGTTGATTACAAACCTATGGACGAAATGCACGAGTTAATGAAGTTCACGCCTGTAGACATAGCGATTAGTTCAAGTGTTTTTTTTTGGAATTTAGGAAGCGAATTATTGACAGCTACTCTGAATTATTTGGAACGGCAGATAAAGACGAACAAGAAGACGGAAACGAGTTTAGTGAACAAGCTCAATTTGGAAAACAATGGGGTTGGTATCAATCAGTTTATGCACTCGCTCAAGGAGACATTACAAGATTTGACACAGTCACCGGATATAGACTTACTATGTGTCTCAACTATCTTACCTTCGAAAAACAAAAGCAAGAAATTGAACAACGCCAATTAAATAAACTACGAAAATGACAGGTTATTACAACTTATTAGACAAATTAAAAACACACTTTGACGCAGACGTTATTGTTAACACGGTAACACAAGGCGACATATTTAAAGTTGATTTAAGCAAACAAACAATATTTCCTTTAGTTCATATAATGGTTAATAACTGCACGTTAGACGAAAGCACAACAACGTGGAATATTAGTTTAATAGCAATGGACGTTGTAGACTTGTCCAAGAACGCAACAACAAATATTTTTTTAGGTAACGACAACGAAATTGACGTACTGAATACACAACACGCAGTATTAAACAGGGCGTACGAAATAATAAAACACGGAAGTTTAGCATACGATTTATTTATGGTTGAAGGAACTGCAAATTTAGAACCATTTACAGAACGTTTTGAGAATTATATGGCAGGATGGACAATGACACTTGACATAGTAACACCAAACGAAATGACTATTTGTTAAGATGAAACAAAGCGAAGTACAAAAAGAACTTGAAAGATTCAGAGATTTTGTTATTAACGAAGCCAAGAAGAATTTAAGTAGTTTAAAAAAAAACGATACTAAAGGACTTTACGAAAGTTTGAAAGGAAATGTTAAGGCAATGCCGAATAGTTTCAGTATGGACTTTGAAATGAATGATTACGGCAAGTTTCAGGACAAAGGAGTAAAAGGTAAAGACCCAAGTAAAGTTTCTAAAAACGCAAGAATAAAAGGACAACAAGCGCCAAACAGTCCTTACAAGTTTGGAAGTGGTTCAGCTTCTGGGCAATGGGGTATGTTTGTAAGCAATATTCAAAAATGGGCGCAAAAACGAAACATAAGATTAAGAGACGATAAAGGAAAATATAAGAAGGGCGGTTATAGTACAATAGCGCAAATAATAGCAGGAAACATTTATAATCGTGGAATTAAACCAAGCTTATTTTTTACTACACCATTTGAAGCTGCATTTAAAAGATTGCCAGATGAACTTGTAGAAAAGTTTGGTTTAGACGCAATGAATTTATTTAAAGAAACACAATTTAAAAACGAAAAGAAATAATGGCTAATATATTTACACGGTCTCCGTATATAATTAGGATTGCAGAAAGTGGACAAAACGGCTCTAAAGTAGAATTGTTTATAAGCAACTCAACAAGTTTTTCAGGAACACCACAATACACGTTAAGTAAATTAATACCGGCATCTAACAACATAGAAACACTTTACGACATAAGTTCTTACATACAAGAATACATAAGTCACGATGCTTGTTCTACAAGTGGCGATACACAAGAAGTTACACCGACTAATCAATATGCAAACGTAAGGGTTAAAAGATATAAATTAGTAGGTTCTACTTATTCTCCAACAGCGACAAATGCACAAGTTGACTACAAAGCGTTTAATGGTTACGGATATTACGAAGACAATGTTAATTTTGATTTAGGAGATTATGGTTTAAATGGCTTTCCTAATCACTATTATTTACCTACAGAATACGCAGGAAAAATACGAATAAATGTTGGTGCAAATTTCACGGTTAGATATACAAATTTAGTAACAAACGTACAAACAACTTTAACACTTGGAGCAACAGCAAACGTTTTTGATATTCCAAGAGTACGCACAGCAAACGTAAACGACGGTAATATTGTTGAAATACTTAACGCTTCTTCAGTTACACAGGAAGCTTATTCTTTTTTTCCTATTGAAGAATGCAAATACACACCTGTTATAATTGATTTTGTAAATAGATATGGAGCTTGGCAACGTGAGTTTTTCTTTAAGGCAAGTAACGATAACTTCAGCGTTGAAAACACGGAATACAATTTGATGCAAACATTTACCACAGTTTCAAGTGTAACTACTTACAACGCTTTAGAAGGACAAAGAGAAACATTTAACACTAACGGCAAAAAAAGTATAAAAGTAAATACAGGTTGGGTTTACGAAAATTGGAAGGATGTTTTAAAAGAAATAATGTTAAGTGAACGAATACTGATTAATGATAAACCTGCAAAGATTAATAGTAAAAGCACGGAGTTGTTTAAGAGTATTAACACGAAACAAATAAATTATACTTTAGAATTTGAGTTTACATACGATGTTATTAATTCAGTTATTTAATGAAACGTCAAGTAGCAATATTTATTGAAACGGCATTAGCACAAACAGAGTTAGAATTTTCACGTTTAGAATTATTCAATGACGAGAAGATAACCGTAAATTCTACTATTCAGAATATTTCGGATATAAGCAAAATCTTTACAGACTATTCACAAGGTTTTACGATTCCGTGTTCACCTACTAATAACGCAATATTTCAGCACTTTTACCAAAACGATGTTAATGCAACTATTGACTATCAAAATAGATACAACGCTTATATAGAAGTTGACACAATTTTATTTAGACGTGGTAAAATTCAGCTCGAAAAGACGAATTTAAAAAACGGAAAACCTGATAGTTATTCAGTAACATTTTACGGAGCAGGTGTAAGTTTAAAAGACTTCTTTAACGAAGACAAATTAAGCCAATTAAATTATAGCGGTTATGACCACAACTATACAAACCAAGAAGTTTATAATAGGGTAACAATAGACAGCACAGTAACCGATTACAACGTACGTTATCCATTAATAAGTTCAAATAGAGTTTGGCAGTTTGGTTCAAATGTTCCTTTGCCTACTGCAAATTTACCTAATTGGTATGAATACCCTACAAACAACGATAATAATTTAAACCACGTACACGGTGAAATAGTTTACACAGAATTATTTCCTGCGGTTCGTGTTGCAAGTATATTTGATTTAATTGAAAGTAAATATAGCATAACATTTAACGGCATATTTTTACAAAGCGACTTATTTAAAAAAGCATTTTTACTTTACAAAAACAAGGAAAGTTACCACTACACAAACAACCCTGTAGAATTAGATTTTACTTCGTCAAGTGGTGCTTTAGCAAGTGCGTTTAACACAACAACAAATAGTTTTACACGAATAGAATTAAACACCACAAACACGGTTGTACATCAATTAACTTTTACAGTTGCTTCGTTAAGTTCACCAATAGATTATTTTGTTGACTTGTACAGAAATGGAGTTTTTTCTCACGCAGTAGGCGGAACAACAACAGGTGTAAGTGCTTCAATAAGTGTACAACAAAACGATGTCATAACATATAAAATAAGAAGTTACGCTGCAATAACAATTGGAATAAATTTTACTTATTTTAGAACGGTTTTTGATTCAGGAGTAATAACAACGCAAACAGGAACAGCAGTTACAACGGCAACAACAACTTCATTTACTGATTTAGCAGGTTTAGCACCTGATATGAAGATTAGTGATTTTATAACAGGAATATGCAAAGAATTTAATTTAACGGTTTACTCAAACACGAAGAACGTATTTACTTTTGAACCAATACAATATTGGTATAGCAAAGGAGATGTTGTTGACATAACAAAATATACCGACATCACAAGCATTGAAATTGAACGAATGAAACTTTACAAGTCCGTTGAGTTTAAATACCAAGATAGCGAATGTATGCTTAATAAATACTTTTTAGAAAGTCCATTAAACGCAGATGCACACGGCTACGGAAACACGAAAATAGGTTGGAACTATGACGGTGGCGAATACAAAATAGAAAGTCCATTTGAGAATTTACTATTTAATAATTTTGGCAATCAATTACAAGTAGGTTATTGCCTAAACAAAGAGTTAGCTCCTTATATTCCAAAACCTGTTTTGTTGTATATGAACCAAAAAGAATTTATAACAAGCGGACATATACACTGGAACGGACTTGCTGATATAACTAACTATGTTCCATTTGGACAAGATAGCAACATACTATTTGAAACAGGTTTAATACCTTTGACATTAAACTTTGGTGAAGAAATTTCAAGTTTTTATTTAGAAAACAACCCAAACACGATATACGCTTTATATTACAGAGATTATTTAGTTAACCTATACAACCCAAAAAACCGATTAGTAAAAGTTAAAACGATACTTCCTGTTTCTTTACTTACAAGTTTACAATTAAATGACCGCCTTATAATAAGAGACAAACGTTATATGATTAACGAAATGCAAAGCGACTTAACAACAGGCGATGTAAGTTTTACTTTAATTAATGACTTCGCACAAGTTAACCCAATTAAATTAGTTGACACACCAACAGGAACAGGTAACACTTTACGTTTTGCAATTTTATTTCCAAATGGTTCAGACACAGTAGACATTACTAAAAGTGCAAATGCAAGTAACGTTACTTTGTCAAACGCAAAATTTACAAGCGAAGGTTATTTAGATGTAACCGTACCAATAAACGTTGCAAGAGTAATTACTTTAACAATAACTTCTAACAACAAAAACAAGGACACAAACTATATTATAATAAACCAAGTATGATAAACAAAATAATAGAAATGCTTTTATTAAGTGATTTTTACGGAGAAAGTGAAAACATAGACATAGCAAAAGGTAAATATAAATTTACAACAAGCATAAAAGAACAATGGAAACAAGCACAACGCAAAAGGTTAATAGAAAAAAAACTAAACAATAATGGCTGAAAAAAAAGTAATTGAATTAGAAGTAAGTTCTAATTTAGGCAATTTAAAACAACAACTTAAACAAGCACAAGGTGATGTTCAAGATTTATCGCAAGATTTTGTAAAAACTTCCAATAGTGTTAAAGATGCTACTAAAAAAACAGACTTATTAAACGACTCTGTAAAGTCAATTAAAGACTCAACAGGTAGTGCTGAAAGTGGTTTTAAAAAAATAAAAACAGCAGCCGTTGGAGTTGGAACTGCATTAAAAGCCGCAGGAATTGGCTTGATAATTTCAGCGTTTGTAACGTTAAAAAGTGCGTTTGAACAAAACCAAGAAGTAGCAACAACGTTTTCTGCTGTTATGGAAACTATCAGTATTGTTTTTAATAAAACGGTAGGGGCAGTTATTTCAGCAGCAAAAGCATCATACGAAGCAACAGGTGGATTTAACGCACTTGCAAAAGTAATGGGCGGTTTATTAAACATTGTACTTGCCCCTTTAAAACTTACTTTTTTTAGTTTAAAATTAGGAATTGAAGAATTACAACTTGCTTGGGAAAAATCATTTTTTGGCGATAAAGACCCTAAAGTAATTAAAGAACTTCGTAAAAATATCAAGGCAACCGAAAAAGATATTATTGACGTTGGTAAAAATGTTGTAAAATCCGGTAAAGACATTTACAACAATTTTGGTGAAGCAATTGGTGAAGTTGTTGATTTAGGAAAACGTGGAATTGAAGAAGTAAGCAAGGTTAGTATTAGCGCAGCTTACGAACAAGGTAAAGCATTAGTAAACGCAAAAAACAATGCTGCCATTGCAGCTGCTCAACAAAGTTTATTAATTGAAAAGTACGATATGCAAGCGGAAAAATTACGTCAAATCAGAGATGAAGAACGTAATTCTATAACAGAACGAATTAAAGCAAATAATGATTTAAAAGCGGTTCTTGACAATCAAGAAAAAGCTATGTTAGCACAAGCATCTTTACAAGTTCAAGCCGCTCAATTAGAATATAACAAAGCAAAAACAACAGAAAATCAAGTTGCTTTATTAGATGCACAAGCAAACAAAGTTGGAGTATTAGCACAAATAGAAGGGTTACGCTCTGAACAGTTAGCAAATGACCTTGCGTTACAACGTGAAGCTGACGAGTTAACAAAAACACGAACTGAATCAGAAGTAACTTTAGCAATTGAAAGAGAAAAAGCTACAAATGAATTAATTAAAGACGAAGAAAAGAAACTACAGGCTCAAATCAATACTGCAAACAAAGAAAAAGAATTACAACTTGCAAGACTTCAAGAACAAATAGACGTATATAAATTAGGTACTCAAGGAAGGTTAGACGCTGAAATTGCATATAACGAAGCAAAGCAAGAAATTGATTTACAAATTTTATCTTATGAAGACCAATTAGCAATTAAAAAATTAGAAAATGAAAAAATAGCATCCGCAAAATCAATAGAAATAGCAAAGGCAGAAGCCGAACAAAAAGCCGTTATACAACAACAAGGTTTAGACACAGCATTACAAGGAGTTCAGTTAATAAAAGGTTTATTTGAAAAACAAAAAGGAGTACAGAAAGCTGCGGTTATAGCAGAAAGCGCAATAGGTATTGCAAAAATGATTATATCAAATAAATTAGCAAACATAGGCGCATTAGCAACACCACAAGCAATTGCGACAAGTGGAGCGGCGGCTGCACCTGTTATTGCAATGAATAACATTAGTACAGGAATAGGAATAGCTGCAAACATAGCGGCAACTGCAAAAGCGTTAAGTGCTTTGGGCGGTGGTAGTGCGCCTTCAGGAAGTGTTGGCGGTGGCGGTGCAACAGTACCAACAATGTCAGCACCACAATTTAACGTAGTTGGACAAAGTGGCGTTAATCAACTTGCAAGTTTAAACCAACAACCAATACAAGCTTACGTAGTTTCAGGACAAGTAACTTCACAACAGGCGTTAGATAGAAACAGGTTAGCAAACGCAACTTTAGGCGGTTAGAAAATACAACAAACAAACAATAATTTAATTAATATATTATGTATAGAATAGTTGAATTAATAATTGACGAAAAAGACGAGACAAGCGGAATTGATGCCGTTTCAGTTGTTGAAAGTCCTGCAATCGAAAGCGACTTTATAGCACTAAAAAAACACGAAATAGAGTTAAAAGAAGTAGATGCTGAAAAGCGTATATTAATGGGTGCGGCTTTAATACCTAACAAACAAATTTACCGCAAGAACGACAAGAACGAAGAATACTATATTTACTTTTCTGAAGAAACTGTAAGAAAAGCAAGTGAATTGTTTTTTATGAATAGCAACCAGAACAACGCAACTTTAGAACACAAACAAAAGTTAGACGGAATGAGCGTTGTCGAAAGTTGGATTACAGAAGGAAAAAACGACAAAAGCACGAACTACGGTTTTAACTTTCCAAAAGGAACTTGGGTTATTTCTATGAAAGTAAACAACGATGAAATTTGGAACAAAGTTAAACTTGGAGAAGTAAAAGGTTTTTCTATTGAAGGTTATTTTGCGGACAAATACGAAATGAGTTTACAAGATGAAGATGAAATTTTAATAGATAAAATAAAACAAATAATAACGGAAAATGAAAACAACTAAAGAATTAATTATTGCAGACATTACTGCAAAGGTAGAAGCAAAGTTAGCAAGTCAAAAAGTAGAGTTGGCTATAATTGACGATTTAAAAAAAGGAATAGCAGAAGGTAAAAAACAAGAAGCTAATTTATATAGTGATTTTAAAGCTACTTTAAATGGAGTTATTATTAAAGCAAGAGAAATAGAAATTAAATATAATGTTTTATTAAGTAATATTAATGAGCCATTATTTCAATCGGAAAAACAAGCTAAAGAATTAGGTTTAGATTTTAAAAGTACTGATTTTTACAAACAGGCTCAATCAGTAATACAAGCTATTGAAATAAGAAAAGATGTAATAGACAAAATACAAACCAATATACAAAAATTTGGATTTTAAATGGCGAAGCAAACTAACGTTAAAGTTCATCTTAAAAAACCGAAAGTTAAACGTGCAGGAGTTCACGCAAAAACACGAAATAGTAAATTAAAGTCAAGTAAAAATTATACCAAAACTTATACACGACAAGGACGATGAGTAAGAAAATAACTAAACAAGTAGCACAAGCGAAAACAAGTCCAAAAGGCGGTCAACGTGGTTGTCTATGTAAAGACAATAAAACGTACTCTGCAAAATGTTGTGACGGTAGTTTACAAGCACAAGGAATAGGCGCAATCTAATTTAAAAATACAACAAATAATAAACAATTAAATTATACATATATGAACACACTACAAAACGTTTACAACAGGTTATCCGATAAAACGGAGTTAGCAAAACACGAAATTGAATTGGCATTAGTTGACGATTATAATTCTCGAATAGATAGAGCAAATAATGACAGAAAAAGTGCTTCAGTAAGTTATCAAAAATTAATTGGAGCAATGCAATCGGCAGTTATAAATTTAGAGTTAGCAGTAAAAGAAGCGGATAAAATTGACAAAGCTTCTAAAGAAATTGGTGTACAATCACCTGTAAATTCAACAAGAGTAAAAGCAAAATTAACTGAATATGTTAAAGTAGTTAGTGCGTTAAATTCTTTACAAATAAAAGGTGGAGACGATATTTAAAATAAACAAACAAAACACGAAATATGAAAACAAGCGTAATTAATCAAATCAAAACACTTTTAGGAATGGAAGTAAAATTGGAAACAATGAAGTTAATGGACGGAATAACAATTTTTGAAGCAGACACTTTTGAAACTGACAAAGAAGTTTTTATTGTAACTGAAGACGAGCAAAAAATTCCTGTTCCAATCGGAGAATATGAATTAGAAGACGGACGTATTTTAGTTGTAGAAGTTGAAGGAATTATTTTAGAAATAAAAGAAGTTGCAACTGAAGAAGAAGTTGTTGAAGAAGCACCGGAAGTAGAAGTTGAAGTAGAAGCTGAAGCAACACCAACAGCAAAGAAGACAATTGAAAGCGTTGTTAAAGAAACGTTCTTTGCAGAAATAGAAAAATTAACAAACGAAAATATAGAGTTAAAAGCACAAATCGAATTACTATCGAAAGTTGACGAAGTTGCAACTGAAGCAACCGAACTTACCGAAGTAAAACCTATTGCGTTTAACCCTGAAAACACGAATAAAGTTGAACACTTTCAATATGGTTCAAAGAGACCACGTTCAATTATGGATTCAATATTAGAAAAAATAAGTAAATAATAATTTAAAATAAAAAAAAATGAGTGGAACTTTAATATCAATATCAAATGACGAATTACGTCAAGTATTAGAAACACAAGTAATTAGTTCAGCAATTACTTTAAGCGCAGCAGATTCAGGAAAACAATTTTCTTTGAATGCAGCAGCAGGAGCGCAAATTACACTACCGGCAGTAGCAACTTCAGCAGGTTTAAATTTTCGTTTTACAGTACAAGCGTTATTCGCAACTACTGCTTGGACAATTTTAGCGGCTTCAAGTGTTATTCAAGGGGGCGTAATTGTTAATTCAGTTAACGTTTTGGGTGCAAATGAAAACACAATTACATTTGTAGCAAGTGCGGACACAATCGGCGATTTTGTTCAATTATATTGTGATGGCGTTAATTGGTATGTTTCAGGAGTAGGAGCAACAGCAGGCGCAATTACATTAACAGCAGTTTAATTTTTAAAAATTTATACAATGAAAAACATTAATTTAAGTACAACAACATCAATTACCACAACTTACGAAGGTCAGTTTGCAGGTAAATATTTAGCAGCAGCTTTATTAAGCGCACCAACACTTGAGCAAGGCGGAGTAACTATACTTCCAAACGTTGCTTACAAACAAGTTATGCAAAAAGTTGCAACAGGTGACATCGTTGCAAACGCAACTTGTGATTTTACACCAACATCAACTATTACACTTACCGAAAGAGTATTAACAACAGAAGAGTTTCAAGTAAATTTACAACTTTGCAAGTCAGACTTGGCACAATCTTGGCAATCGGCTGAAATGGGTTATTCATCGTTTAAAACGTTGCCAAAATCTTTTTCAGACTTTTTAATTGCACACGTAGCAGCTAAAGTTGCAGCTAAAATTGAAACTACAATTTGGAACGGAACAAACGCAACAGCAGGAGAATTTGCAGGATTTAAAACTTTGTTTTTAGCAGACGCAGACGTTATCGACGTACAAAACCCATTAACAACAACTTTAGACGCAACAACTGTAATTGGCGAAATTGGAAGAACAGTAGACGCTATTCCTGCAGCACTTTACGGAAACGAAAATTTAAGAATTTATGTTTCACAAAAGATTGCTAAATTGTACGTTCGTGCATTAGGTGGTTTTGGTGCTTCAGGTTTAGGAGCTAACGGAACAAACACACAAGGAACACAATGGTACACAAACGGAAGTTTATCTTACGACGGTATTCCAATCTTTATGGCTAACGGACTTGGTGCAAACAATATGGTTGCAACAACAGTTGACAACCTTTATTTTGGTTGCGGACTTTTAAATGACAATTCACTTGTTAAAGTAATTGATATGGCTGATATAGACGGTTCACAAAATGTTCGTGTAATTATGCGTTACAATGGAGCGGTTCAATACGGTATCGGTTCAGACGTAGTTCTTTACGGAGTATAACATTAAATAAAAAGCGTAGGCAACTGCGCTTTATTTTATTCACATTTAAAAACAAAAAACGAGATGGCTTGTATATTAACACACGGTAGAGCTGAAGTTTGTAAAGAATTTGTAGGGGGTATAAAGTCAATATACTTTATTAACTACGGAAATATAGGGGCAATTACTTACAATGCAACAGCAGATTTAGAAGACGAAATTGATAGTATTGCAGGAGTTACAACACTTTTTAAATACGATTTGAAAGGCGCAAACTCTTTTGAGCAAACAATAACAAGTTCAAGAGAAAACGGAACTACATTTGTAGAGCAAACTTTAACTTTTACAATTAAAGGTTTAGACGCAACAACTACAAAACAAATGAAATTACTTGCTTGGGGTCGTCCACACGTAGTAATTAAGACAAACGCTAACAATTTCTTTATAGCAGGACTTAATCACGGAATGGATGTAACAACAGGACTTGTTTCAAACGGTACTGCAATGGGTGACTTAAACGGTTACACAATGACATTGGTAGGACAGGAGCCAGTTCCTGCAAACCATTTGTCTGTTACTTCACCTTACACAGATGCTTTATTAATTAGTAGCTGTTTCACAGGGGCAACAGTAGACGTTGACTAAAATTTAAAAAATTATTTTTAAAGCCGTTCTTCACAGTTCGGCTTTTTTTTTGTCTTAAAAAAAGAACAAAAACACGAATATTTAATTATACTAATATGATAGTATTAACACCTTCAGGAAGTCCGCAAACGTTTAGTTTTATTCCAAGAGACAATTCCTTTAATGTTATGGAACTAACAGACGAACAAACAAACGTAACAACAGCGGTAGCGATTACTTCAAGCACAACAGGAGACTACATAAACACGATTACAGCAACTTTTGGTTTAGTAGAAGGACATTTTTACAATTTAGTTTTAAGAGTAGGCACAACCATTATATATAAAGACCGAGTATTTTGCACGGCACAAAGTTTAGTTACATTTTCGGTTAACAATAACCAATACGTTTCTAATTCAACAACAAATGATTTTATAGTATATGAATAATTTACACGTTTTAAATTTGTCGGCTTATACGTCACCTGTGGTATCGGAAACAAACCGAGAAAATTGGGTTGACTTTTTAACTGAAGACGGAGACCAATACTTTCAATTCTTAATTGATAGATATAGCAATTCAACAACGAACAACGCTATTATAAACAACGTAGCACGATTAATTTACGGAAAAGGTTTAAGTGCATTGGACGCTAATAAAAAGCCGAATGAGTACGCACAAATGATGTCTTTATTTCACAAAGAAGACGTACGTAAAATGGTTCTTGATAGGAAAATGTTTGGACAATTTGCTATTCAAGTACATTATAATGACAAACACGACAAAATATTAAAAGCATATCACATACCGGTTAATCTTTTACGAGCTGAAAAATGCGACAAAGACGGACAAATAACAGGTTATTACTATTCGGACAATTGGGACGATACTAAAAAGTTTGCGCCAATTAGATTTAGTGCTTTTGGTTATGGAAAAGAAAAAATAGAAATATTATTTTCTAAACCTTATTCGGTTGGAATGAAATATTATGCTTATCCGGACTATCAAGGTGCAGTACCTTATACACTTTTAGAAGAAGAAATTGCAGACTATTTAATTAACGAAGTACAAAACGGATTTAGCGGTACTAAAGTTGTAAATTTTAATAACGGAGTTCCAACAGACGAACAGCAAAGTATTATTTCAAACAAAGTACTTGACAAGTTAACAGGAAGTCGTGGACAAAAAGTTATTGTAGCTTTTAATAACAACGCAGAAAGCAAAACAACGGTTGAAGACATTCCTTTAAACGATGCTCCAGAACACTACACGTATTTAAGCGAAGAATGTTTACGCAAGATTATGTTAGGACACAATATTACAAGTCCGTTATTATTTGGTGTTGCTTCAACAAATGGCTTTTCAAGTAACGCAGAAGAACTAAAAAATTCAAGTATATTATTTGACAATATGGTTATACGACCATTCCAAGAAGAAATATTAGACGCTTTTGATAGCATATTAGCATTTAACGGAGTTGCATTAAAGTTATTCTTTAAAACGTTACAACCTTTAGAGTTTACAGACTTGGAAAACACGCAAAACGCTGAACAAGTTGCAGAAGAAACAGGCACAGAATTAAGCGCACATACAAATCCGTTAATTGATTTAGGCGAAGACGTAAACCCTGAATGGATATTAATAGACGAAAAAGAAGTTGACTACGAAAAAGACGAAGAAGAAAACGAATTGTTAAGCAAAGAGCCAAAACAAAGTTTATTAAGTAAAATTGTAAACTTGGTTAGTACAGGAGAAGCAAGACCAAACATAACAAGCGCACAAGATAAGATAATTAAGCAATTAAAATTTATTGTACGTTATAAATATGTAGGTGCAATAGATGAAAAAACAAGACCATTTTGTACTCAAATGATAAGTGCAAATAAAGTTTATCGCAAAGAAGATATTGTTGCAATGGGTGATGTTGCAGTAAACGAAGGTTGGGGAGCAAAAGGCGCAGCAACCTATTCAATTTGGCTCTATAAAGGTGGTGGAAATTGTTACCACCGTTGGAACAAACAAGTGTATGTTGTTCCTTTAGGAAAAGGAATTAATATAAACGAAGCAAAGAAAATAGGACAATTAAAAGCAGCAATTAGTGGTTATTTAGTTGTTAATCCTGAACTTGTTGCAAAACGTCCTGTTGATATGGATAACTACGGATTTTTACCAAGCAACCCACAACCACCAAGAACAATAACACGATAATGGCAGAAGCACTTTTAGTAACACGACAAGACCTTGTAAAATTTACTTCGTTAAACGGAAACGTTGACACGGACAATTTTATACAATATATTAAGATTGCACAAGATACAGATTTGCAAAATTTCACCGGTACAAAGCTCCTAAACAAGATAAAAGCGGACATAATAGCAAATACATTAAGTGGTAATTATTTAACGCTTACAACGACTTATTTGAAGCCAATGCTTATTCATTTAGCAATGAAGTATTATTTGCCGTTTGCAGCTTACACAATTTCAAACAAAGGAGTTTATAAACATAATTCCGAAAATTCAACGAGCGTAGAAAAAAACGAAATAGATTTTTTAATTGAAAAGGAAACACAAATAGCACAACACTACACACAACGTTTTATTGACTACATAAGCAATAACAATAATTTGTTTCCTGAATACAATTCAAATTCCAATAGTGATATGTTTCCGGATACAAACAATAATTATACAGGGTGGTACATTTAAAGACATACAAACCAAAAGAAGTCAATATCGTAAAGTTAAAGACTTACTTAAAAAAATTAGAAAATGGCAAATAGTAACGGTTGGGGCGATGGAGCTTCAAATAATAACATAGGTTGGGGACAAGGTGCAATAAACACAATTGGTTGGGGAAAATCACATTTAGTATCTTATGCAGGTTTAACTGATATTGTAGGTTCACCAATTCCGTCTTTAGTAACTGCATTTGAATTACGAGTTGTTACGGATGGCGGAACAATGGAAGCCAATTCTTGCTTAAACACGGAATTAACAAATTTAAATAGTATACAATGAGTTTATTAGATACGGCAAGTTTAATACTAACGCCTAACGGATATAAAGGCGGAGTAACAACAGGAAAGTTGTATAGCGTAAAACCTACCGATGCAAGTGGCGATATGGATGTTGTAAGAGCAACAACAGCTACAAGAGTAAATAGTGCGGGACTTATAGAAAGTGTTGCAATCAATGTGCCACGTTTAGATTATACAGGTGGTAGTTGTCCAAGTATATTGTTAGAACCTGCAAGAACTAATTTAGTATTATATAGTGAAGAGTTTGACAATGCAAGTTGGACTAAAACAAACACGACTATAACCGCAAACTCATCAACTTCTCCTGATGGAACATCAACTGCTGATATATTAGTTGAAAATAGCACATCAAATGTTGTTTTTGGAGTTAACGCTCTTTCAAGACCAAGTGGACTTACACTTACAACTACTTATTCAGTATCTTTTTTCGCTAAAAAAATAACAAGAGATTTTTGTTATTATAATGACTTTAATGGATTTCAAATCCCTTCTGTACGGGTTTATTTTAATTTATCTACGGGTTTAGTTGGCACATCTACTTTAGGGGTTTTAAACCCTAAAATGGAAAATTATGGTAATGGGTGGTATAGGTGTTCTTTTCAATTTGTAGCAACTATTGGCACACAAATTGATTATCGTATTGCTTCTGCAACTACTGATAATGTTTCTACTTATACAGGTGTAATAGGACAACAAGCTATTGCTATATGGGGAGCTCAATTTGAAACAGGCTCAAATGCAACATCCTACATTCCTACAACAACAGCTACAGTTACTCGTAATGCTGATGTGATTAGTAAGACAGGTGTAAGTAGTTTGATAGGGCAGACGGAGGGAACTTTGTTTTTAGATGCAAAATATTTGGCATCTGCAACCTCATCGGGGCGTTGGTTTAAATTATTTGGAGTAAGCAATGAGATTGGATTGGCTTTAAATGGCGTAAATAGTGTTAGAGCAATAATAAACGGATTAAGCGATACGATAACAACATCTCCAAAAACGGATTTGGGCATAAAAATTGCTTTTGCTTACAACGCTACGGGTGTTGTTTTATTTATAAATGGAACACAGTATGCTTTACCATTAGGGGGGGCTCAAATAATGACCTCTTTAGATTCTATTATTTTTGATGCAGCAGTAAATCCACAATTTCAACAAGGTGAGGTTAATTCATTTATTCTATTCAAAACAAGATTAACAGACCCACAACTTGCAACTTTAACAGCTATATAATATGAACATCTACAAACTCAAATACACAACTAAAGCAGCTGCTGAAAAAAACCTTAAAGCAAAGGGTGTTTATGTAGTGACTGAAGAAGGTCTAACATACGGCACAGGTATTCACGCAGTAGTAGAAATTGGTAAGATTGTCATTACTAATGGCACTTATGATGAACAAGGCAACGAACTTACCGCTCCTATTTATGCTGATGGCTACCATTACGATGTGATGTGTGAACAAGATATAGACTTTGGAAGTAACTCAATAAAAGTGAACAATCCAAAACACGGATTTTTAGGACATAATTAATATGAAAACAAATATTTTAGCAAGTTTATATTTCGTGTTTGGCTACATAACTTCGTTTTCTTTAATGTTTCAAGGAACTGAACTATACATTAATTTAGCCGGAATTACTTTATTTTTTTATTTAACATTCAGTTTAACGGATGCGCTTGAAAATTTAGGATTATGAAACTACAATTTTATTTATTACTTTACACAATTAAAAATTCAGCGTTGAAACTTATAACAATTTGCTTTTCGTTTTTCTTACCTATTAGCGGAATACTTGGACTTTTATTTGCATTAATATTATCGGACACGGCTACAGGCATTTGGAAAGCAAAACACCAAAAACAAGAAATAACATCACGCAAACTTTCGGCGATAGTTTCTAAATTACTTTTATACGAGTTAACAGTTATTATGTTTTACCTTATAGACTTTTATATTTTAAACGACATAATTTTAACGTTCTTTTCCGTTCCTTTAATGCTTACAAAAGTGTTAGCATTGGTACTTGCTTCAATAGAAGTTATGAGTATAAACGAAAATTACAAAGTTGTTAAAGGAATAGATTTATGGCAGTCGGCAAAGTTATTGTTTGCACGAGCAAAAGAAGTTAAAGACAACCTTAATAAACTGAAATGAATTTATCAAAACACGTTACATTAAAAGAGTTTCAAGCTTCAGGATTAGCAACGTTACGAAACCTTAATAACGAAATGAACGAGTCGCAAATTGCGTCCGCAAAACTTTTGTGTGAAAACGTGTTTGAACCGTTAAGAATTCACTTAAACATACCGATACAAATTAGTTCGGGTTTTCGCAGTTTACAGGTTAATAAAATGATAGGCGGTGCAAAGACTTCACAACATACAAAAGGCGAAGCAATGGACTTGCAAATAGGCGCTAAAGGGTTTAATTTTATCAAAGACAAGTTAGACTTCGACCAACTTATTTGGGAGTTTGGAAACGATGAAAATCCGTCTTGGGTTCACGTTAGTTATAGTTCTAAAAATCGTAAACAAGTATTAAAAGCAACCAAAAAAAATGGGAAAACTATTTATAGTAATTATTAGCATTTTACTTTATTCGTGTTCCGCTCAATACCATTTGAACAAAGCAATAAAGAAAGGTTATAAGTGCGAAGAAACAAGCGACACAATTCAAATAATGTCGGTTGATTCCATCCCTATCATTATAAATGATACTATAGTGTGGGAAAAATTCATCACTACAAAAGACACCATTATACAATACAAAAATGTTTACGTTCCAAAAACACGAATACAACTAAAACGTGAATACAAAATAAAAGTAAAAACTATCTACAAAGATAGGATAGTAGAAAAAGCACAAGCAAAAGCCGAAGGTAAAAAGAACCGACCTAAAGGAAATTTAAACCTTCTTTTTGTAGGTGTTGGAATAGGTTTATTACTTTCGTACCTGTGGAAGTTCGCAAAACAATCATTAATCTAAATTTTTATGGCAAATAGCAGCGCAAGGTTTCGTTTAAAACAAGACGAGATTGAAATACTTATGCAGTACAGGGGAATAAAAAATGCAACAGACGAAGCGGGAGTTGACGACAAAGACGTAAAACACGGATGGCTAAAAACTAAACAAGCTTCTTTGTTCTTTAAAAATCCTAATTTTAAACAAGAAGAACTAAACGAGATACAAAGAATAAAAAACGAATGTATAAAAGAAGTAAAGTTATACGCACCTAAATATACTGATTCAGCAATAAAATACGATATTGACACGGACGGACATTTACTTGTAATTGATATTGCAGACCTACATATTGGAAAACTTGCAACAGCATTTGAAACAGGCGAAGATTATAATTCACAGATTGCTGTTAAACGTGCAAAAGACGGACTACAAGGCATTTTAAACAAAGCTAAAGGGTTTTATATTGATAAGGTTTTATTTGTTGCAGGAAACGATATTTTACACACCGACAACACAAGAAGAACTACAACAGCAGGAACACCGCAAGACACCGATGGAATGTGGTACGATAATTTTTTAATGGCGAAGAACCTGTACATAGAACTTTTAGAAAAATTAATAAGTTTTGCAGACGTTGAAGTTGTTTACAATCCAAGCAATCACGATTTAACGCACGGTTTCTTTTTAATGCAGTTAATAGAAGCACACTTTAGTAATTCAAGTATTCGTTTTAACGTAGATTTAAAACACCGAAAAGCATTTAGGTACGGAAGTAACTTAATAGGAACAACACACGGTGACGGAGCAAAAATCGAAAACTTACCTTTATTACTTGCAACGGAGTTTCCAATACTTTGGAGCAAAACAAAACACCGCTATATTTATTCACACCACGTTCACCATAAAACAAGCAAAGATTTCATTGGAGTAACATTTGAAACGTTACGCAGTCCTTCAGGTTCTGATAGTTGGCATCATAAAAACGGATATACAGGAGTTCCAAAAGCGGTTGAAGGTTACATCCACCATAAAGAATTTGGACAAATTGCACGATTAACGCATATTTTTTAGTTTGATTAAATAATTTATAGTATATTTGTCATTCATAGTTAAAAAGAAAACAGTTATAAGCTCCCCAGCACGTAGCTGTTTTTTTTTGTCCCAAATATTAGCAAAATTTGTGACGAATATCTCCAACATTAAAGACAATAAAGCTAAATAAAGTTTACAAATACCTACATTATTGTAAGATATGCTTTACATAATAGGCAGTATATTGCTCTATTTGGAAAAGTTATGCAGATTTTTATACTGTGAGTATAAATTTGTGCAGTATATTGCTTTTTGTTGTGTCAAATATGCTTTACATAATAGGCAAAATTCCGATTATGTTCAGTTTTTAATACTGATTATGTCTCGTTTTTTAATTAA